GCCGAGCGCCTTGGCTTCACCACGACGGACGCCGAGGGCAACGTCACCATCATCACGAACGGCTCGCTGGGCGGAACCGGCGGCTGGTTCCTCAACATCGTCGGCACGGTCTACGAGCCGGTGACGCCGCCGCCGAACCCGGAAGACCCTTGGCCCGCGCCTGTCCCGCGTGAGGGTTACTGGGGCAGGCTCCGTCTCAACGGCGACACCAGCGGCGTGCCGCCCTTCGACCCGTCCATCACGCAGTATGTCTATGACGCCGAGCTAGGCGGTTGGACTGATGACGGCGTGACGGTTGCGCCGGAATGGGTTGGAACGATTGGGATGATCGCGTAATGGCAAACACATACACCACACGCTTCTCGATGACGAAGCCCGAGGTTGGCGCCGACACGAATGCGTGGGGCGGCCATCTCAATTCGAATTTCGATACGATCGACACGAATATGGTGTCGCTCACCCTGACGACGACGCAGACGATGGCCGGCGCGCTTGCTTTGCCGGCAAACGGGCTTAATGTCGGCTCTGGGCAGCTTCAGGTGACTGGCGGCAACGTCTCGACATCCGGCAACGTGTCAGGCGTCAACGGGTCGTTCTCCGGGACGCTCGGCGTCACTGGCGCGGCGACGCTGTCTTCGACGCTGGCTGTTACCGGAGCGGCGACGTTTTCAAGCACATTGACAGCATCAACAGCGCCGACTGTTGGTGGCCATTTGACGAATAAAACGTATGTTGACGCGCAGGTTGCTACAAAACTTGACTTAAATGGCGGCACACTTACTGGCGCGCTAACACTTGCTGCCGATCCTGCATCATCATTGCAGCCAGTGACAAGGCAATTTTTCTATGCTCGATCAATTTCAGCTGGAACAGGCCTCACTGGCGGCGGCGACTTGTCGGCCAACAGAACAATTAGCATTTCATCTGGCGGCGTTTCGGAGACGGAGTTGGCATCAAATGCAGTCACAACCGCCAAAATAACAGACGCTAATATAACCGCTGCAAAGCTAAACGGCGCTCAGACGGGCTCTGCCCCTATCTTTGGCGCGAGAGCTTGGGGCTATGTAACGAACAATGGATCAACAGCTACGCTTGTTGCCGGTGGCAACGTCGCGTCTGTCTCTAGAGCTGGTACAGGATATGTTAAAATTACATTCACAACTGCGCTACCAAATGAGAATTATGCCGCTGTTGTGCAATTTGATGGAACCTCTGGAGCCATTTGGACGCGAGCGCAGTACAAGGACACGGGAAGTTTCTATGCGCAAACGCTTAATACATCAGCTACAGGGCAGGACGCAAATTTCACTTTTGTAGTTATTGGCTGATTGGGCATAAACAATGGCGTGGACATCGCTCAACATTAAGCCCGGCGTAATTCGTCAGGCTACGCCATATGACGCGCCCGGCACTTATTGGGATACGAATAATGTCCGTTGGGTTGCTGGCGCTCTTGTGCCGACCGGCGGCAATAGCAGGATTACCAATTCCGCTGCGCCATCAGCAATCCGCAAGCTGTTTTCGTGGCGAGATAATACGTCGCAAATATGGACCGCGATCGGGCATGAAAGCGGCATTCAGGTCCAGTTTGGATCGATTTACGATGTGACGCCTGCGAGCTTTGTCGGCATTACAGGCGTTGGTGGCGGTGGCTTTGGTGTTGGCGTCTACGGCCAGCCGGAAGTTCTTAGCCCGACATCTGCCATAGACGACACGCTTGGAACAACGACGGCTGCTTCAAATACTGTCACGATCACGAATGCCAGCCCCTGCGTTGTGACGTGGACAAGCCACGGTCTGACGGTTGACGACGTGGTGAAATTCAGCGTGTCCGGTGGCGGCAGTCTTCCGACAGGCATTACTGCGGGGACGGCCTATTACGTCATCCCGATCAACGCGGATACCTTCTGGATCTGCCTTGCGTCTGGCGGCAAGAATGGCACGAAGATTAACACCTCGTCGGCCGGCACCGGGACATTCACCGCGAGCTGGATTGTCGGACAGGACACATACGGCAGGCAGAAATCGGTAAACCCGCCGCAATACAGAAAAACGGACTTCTGGTCCTTCTCTTCGTTTGGGCAGGATCTTTTAGCTGTTTGTTCCTCTGACGGGCGATTGCTTCATATGGCTCCGACGAGCGGCACGCCGGCTGCAATGGACGTCCCCTCGAATGCTCCTACGGCTAACACTGCGGTTGTCGTGACGGCTGAGCGATCGGCGATGCTGATCGGAGCCGGAGGCAACAAGCGGCGCATTCAGTGGTCGAATTTTGAGGATTACAACGGCTGGACGTCTACTGCGACTAACCAAACCGGCTACCTCGATCTTGAGGCGACTAGCCCGCTGATTACGGGCATTCGAGTAAAGGAAGGCGTCCTCGTCCTGACATCGCACGAAGCGTTTCTGGTTCGCTATGTTGGCGCTCCGTATTTTTATGGCGTTGAAAAGCTGGGCGCGACATCTTTCGCAACTCCGAATGCCCTCGCGATCGGCGGTAATCTCGTCATGTGGTATGGCGAGGAGAGCTTCTGGGTTTACGACGGTTCAGCGGTTCGCGCCCTGCCCTGCCCGTTCTTTAATGATCTGAAGGCGGACTACGATCCGCTTTACGGCAACTACCGCGCGCACATGCACGAGAGCGGCGTGTTCCCCGAATTCTGGTTCGATTACCCGGATCTGAGCGACGCCACAACCGAATGCTCGCGCTACCTGATCTGGAATTACGCGGAGAACTGGTGGGCGCGCGGTCAGAGGGCTGTGACGGCTTCCTGCGGCGCGCAGACGGGTAAATTCCCGATCGGCTCAAAGACGGACAAATACGTCTACCAGTATGACGACGGGACGTGGACGGATGCGGGCGTTTCGCGCGTCGGGACTGTCTGGGCGGAAACGTCGCTTCTGCCGGTGAACCTGCAGAACCTCGGCATTGTGGACGTCAATCAGGCGATGGTTCCGGTCGATCCGCAGCACGGGTCGCAGAACTATGCGCTGACGTTCTATTCCCGATTTACCGGCGATCAGGCGGAAAGCTCCTACGGCCCATATACGCCGCGCACTGACGGATACACAGACACGCGCGTTACGGGCCGCGATCTCCGAATGCGGATCTCTGCGACTAATGACAATTACTGGTCCCTTGGCGCTGTTCGAATGGATGTCAGGCCCGGAGGCGGCGACAGATGACGACGAAATCTAGTCCGCTACCGTCTTTTGGCGCGGTTCCTGTCCGTTACGACGGCGCGTGGTTCTCAGCGTTTACCGCGCAGCTATCTCGCCGTCTCGGCCTTTTGGCTGGCCCCTACACCGTCCAGCCGCAGCTTTTGCTGCAAGCTCCAAACGGAACCGTTTATCAGGTGACGGTGGATAATACCGGAACCCTTACGGCTGTTGTTGCGACGACTGATGTCCCGAGCCCTGTCTGACCTGTTCGATCGGGCGCTTGCGTTCGGCGGACATACGCACACAAGGGCGGACATCGCGGAAGGCATCAAGATAGGCCGCTACCATTATTTCGGCGATGACCGGTGCGCCGTTGTAGCCGAGATCGTTGAATATCCGCAGGACAGGAAACTAAACGTATTTCTGGCCGCCGGCGATTATAGCCGGATTATGCGCGTGTTTGTTCCAAAACTGAAACAATTCTCAATCGACAACGGCTGCTCGTCGCTGACAACAACGGCGCGACACGGCTTTCTGCGCAGACTGCCCGCTGTTGGCTGGAAGCCGACGCACACAGTCTTTGAGCTAAAATTGGAGGGTAAATAATGAGCGGCGGCGGCGGCGGACAGATGTATGCGCTACCCACAATCCAGAACAGCACGTCAAACACGACGATCCCTGCGTGGTTGACGGCTGGCTCGCAGACGGCGGCTTCGGCGGCTCAGAGGCTCCTTAATAGCCCGGTTCAAGGATATAACGGCCCGCTGGCGCCCGGCATGACGCAGGATCAGCAAGCGGCTGGCGACATGATCCGGAACACGATCGGCGCTTACCAGCCCTATTACGACACGGCCGCGAATATGACGCAGGCTTCGACGGGGGCCGCGCCGGACGTCAACGCCGCGACATACGGGATGGGCCTGCAGGGCGCCATCAACAATTACATGAACCCGTATATCAGCAACGTCGTGGACAGCGTCCGCGCGCTCGGTCAGCAGAACCTTGAGGGAGCCCTGACACAGACGGCGGATCAAGCGATCGGAGCTAAGGCCTTCGGCGGCTCCCGGCACGGCGTGCAGGAAGGCATTGCGACGGCGCAGAATAATCTGAACACCAACAACCTGTTAGCGAACCTCCTGTCGTCCGGCTACACGCAGGCAACCGGCCTGATGGGTCAGGACATCAGCAATAATTTACAGGCGCAGCTGGCTAATCAGGCAAACGCCAACAATGCCTATACCCGGCTGCAATCTGCCGGCGAGCAAATGTCGAACCTAGGGACGGCGAACCGTGCTGCGAACGTCGCGGACGTCAATAATCTGCTCACCTATGGCGGGCTGCAGCAGCAGACGGCCGGCAACCAGATGCAGGCGGCGTATAACGAATGGCTGCGTCAGCAGAACCTCCCGATACAGCGACTGCAGGCAGCATCTGGCGCATTGGCGGCTCTGCCCAGCGATAAATCTACGAACACTAGCTCCGTCGGCTTCGGCCCGATGCAGCAGCAGACGAGCAGCCCGCTGATGAGCGGCCTCGGGGGCGCAATGGGCGGGGCTCAGCTCGGCTCGTATTTCGGCCCGTGGGGGAC